AACTCGGACGTAGGGTCACGATCGTCTGCTCAAAGTCGCGGGCGTAAACCACGCGAGGGAACCAGATATGCTTCTTCGTTCTTGTCCCCTTCACAATCCCCTTAAACGCACAGTAACCGTAGCTAGCAGGGGCAGCAGTGGCACCGATTACCTTGACAGCAGTCTTAGTTTCCAGGTAGTAGAAAGCTACGACCGCACCCGCTTGAGCCGAGTGGAACGTCACCGTATCAGCCGTGATCTTAAAGCCGCCATCTGCGACAGCAGTCGCGCCCGTTGCCTGAGTCAAATATTGTGGGTTGGTGTCGCTAAGAACGGTGGCGTAGCAGACCTGATCCACCGTCAAGCCTGTGACAGTGACGGTGAACGGTCCAGTAGCAGGCACATTTAGTCTTGTCTGCTCTCCAGGCAGTTGAATGCTGGCGATTGTCGCCTCTCTCTGATCCAACAACAGTTGGAAGTCAAGCCCGTCGATCGATTGCTGCGTGAGGTTCAGCGTGTAATTCTCTTGCCTGATAGCGCTGTCCAGTTTCTGCGATGGTCCCACATCAAACGGGAACCCGAAGGCTTCAATCTTCTCGCCTGTTCGACCGTAGCCAACTGGCTAGGCTTCAGCACATGAACGACCTGTTGATCTGCCGAAACAAACATCAATCGACCCGCTTGATATAGCACTACGTTCGCCTCTAAATGTCAGGGTTTGCTGACATTATGCCCTTTACCAATCGGATGTACTACTGTAATGGCTCAAAGTCCACAAAATCGAACTCGATCTTCAAGCTCCAGATCAGCAATAACTTGTAAAGCCAAAGCCTTGACCTTGGTAATTGCCTCTTCCTTGGATGCTCCATACGCCAGTACGCCAGGTAGCTCTAAAACTTCAGCTATCCAGCGTCCGTCATCCTCTACCTCTACCTCAATTTTCAGTTCTGCGAGACTTTGGCTAGTCACTTCAGAAGGAGCAGGCAGACTCTTGATGTAATCCCGCAGGAGTTCACTGATCGAAAGACCACGCCGATCGCTCTCCTGTTCAGCGCGTGCATACTCTTCATCGTTAACTCGGATCTCAATTCGTTTCTTACGTTTTGTACTGCCATTTGTCGGACAAAGTGTTATGATTAAGGGGGTGTTACGTACATCGTACCGTACATGAATAAAGACTTTTACAACCGCTACATCAGCTCTGAAGATTGGAAGGTTAAGCGTCGGCAGATTCTGGAGCGTGATGGCAATTGTTGCCAAACTTGCTTGTCTAATGAGTGTCTTGAGGTGCATCACAAGACCTATGAGCGGTTAGGTAATGAAGCCCTAAAAGACTTGATCACGCTCTGTCATGACTGTCATGAAGCAATAACGACAGTCATCCGTAGACGCAAATATTCAGGCAGGGTGATTGAGGTTGTAGATGTCGATCGCAGAACACCAACATTAACTATCGAGGTTAAAACAAATGGCACGGCAGACATTGAAATTCAAACTCACATCAGAAGCACCCCTGCTCCTTCACAACGGGCAGACCGCCGATCCCTTGAACAAGTTTGCCAAGGCGATGAAGCAAATCAGTTCAAAGCGCGCCAAGACGGACGCAGATTTTGAAGAGATGGCGCGGCTTGAGTGGTATGCCTCCCTCTACATCGATCAAGGACGTGTTTGCATTCCTTCTGAAGTGATGGAAGCCGCGATCGTCTCTGGTGCTAGGAAGCTTAAGCTTGGCAAACAAACGCAAGCTGGCTTGTTTGTTAAAGACAATGCTCTTTTAGAGTTTGATGGGTGTGAGCTAACCCCTGATCAGTTGTGGGAAAGAGATGTCAATCGTTTTACTGTTGGGGTCAAGATCGGGCAGTCGAAGGTAATGCGTACCGCTTTCGGGTTGATAGCTGGTCTACTACGTTTGAAGTTTTATTTGATGACGGTATGCTGAATGCTGCTCAAGTGGCAGATATGATTCAAGCGACTGGTGAGCAAGTTGGGTTGTGCGACTGGCGACCAAAGTTTGGACGGTTTGTGGCTGAGTTTGTGGCATAGTAAGTTTTCATGGCGCGGATGGGCGCGGATCGGCTAGGCACGGTTTGGCGTGGCAGGGAGTGGCAGGGAGTGGCAGGCGAAACGGGGAGAAATCCCGTCCGGTAGAGTAACCGACTACCGCTGATGAGCTAGGTTTCGTGGACAGGCGGGGTCAGGCTTTGCTTGGACAGGTCGGGTTTGGCGCTGTTAGGCATGGACGGGCGATGTGAGGTTAGGCATGGATTCAACAGAAGATCTCAGAAGGGCATACGAAGCGGCTGACATACTCTCTCAGCATTGCCATCTTGACCATCCTATCTGATAGTTGAACGTTTTCGGTATGAGCGAAAGGTGTTTACATCTATACCGTTATCAGAATGGGAAGACTCAATGTATGAGGACAGAACTGGAGATGAAATCATTGTGAAACCTTTGAATGGTGTTCGCACTTTCTCTTGCGCTGAAGCATGGAAGATCGCTATTCAGTTACACAGATGACTCAAAAGCGGTTAGAACACCCAACCAAGAGAATCATTCGATGCTGACCCACTATATTCAGGCAGCAATGCACAAAGCGACTTACGAGTTTTTAGAGGATTCCGAGGCTGCTTTTTATGGCGAGATTCCTGACTGCCCTGGTGTGTGGAGCACTGGTAAAACCCTGGAAGAATGCCGGGAACTGCTGCAAGAAGTGCTAGAAGGTTGGCTTTTGCTAGGTTTTCAGTTGCACCATCACACCCCCGTCATTGACGGGATTGATCTCAATCCACAACCGCAGTTAGAGGTTGCCTGATGCCAGTTTTCACGGCAAGGTTTGGAAAGGATCGGCATGGATCGGCAAGGCAAGGCGGGGCACGGTAGCGTCCGGCTTGGTATGGAGAGGGTAAGAGGTTTAGGCTTCTTACCCTCTCCTATTGCAGCGGTTCAAAATCGATAAAATCAAATGTGATCTCAAAGAATGGGATCAAGCCATCTTTAAAGCCAAGGATGCGATTCGCGACACTTGAAATCGTAGGGACGGCTCAATCTGCCCAAGTGAAGTCTGGTTCATCCAGGTTGCGGAGAATCTTGCAGATTGCTAGCTGCATCGTCCGAAATTGCCCCGGCAAGCGCTCCTTCTCGGTCTGCGAGAGCATCAGATACCGCACAATACCCTTGCAGCGCTCCAGTGCCTCACCGCTTGCTTCCGTGCGGTGTACAACCAGATAGGGATAGGCAGCAGGGTCAGAGGGTACATGGTCAATGGCTGAGATTTGCGCACAGAGCCTTGCCATCTGTTGTTCAGTTGCTCTTGTAGCAGTAGGGCGATCGCTTGCGTCGTAGCATCACAGCTAGGGCTAACGGGCATTTACCGTCCCTCCACGATGAACTGCTCCCAACGGTTAGCGATCGCGCTGGTCATGCTATCCGTCACAAACAAAAACTCGCGCTTTTTCTGCAACCCGCGCCCCTTGGGGAGTGCCGTGCCGAAAGTGAGCGTGTCGCTGTTGGCAGTGAGGATGTTGCGCTTACCGCCCACGGTTAATGATCCAAGCAGCTCACCTGTGTCTCTGAGGATCTGACCGCCACGCCGATCGGGTCGTTGCTTGAGGTAGGCATCCGTCAGCGCTGGCCAGGTTCTACCGCCCTGTACCGTGCCACCTGATTCGGTGCCAGGAGAACTGTTGAAAACTTCATCCACTTCGCTCTGGATGATCAGCCCCGTGTCACGCAGCAGCTCAGTCGTCACATTCGCAGCGCGACCCTGGATCTTTGCCAGCCGATCGAGCACCCCTTGAACGCCTAAAACTTCAACACTGAACTCGGTCACGCGATCGCCCCCCTTAAATCTTTTCAATCTTGCCAGTGCTAAGGAACTTGATCGGCACATTGGAGGCGGTTGCGATCGCGTTCCAGGCTGCTACTTCTGCTGTAGTTGCCTTACTCAGCAAGGTTGTCGCATCAATCAACTTATTCCACACAATCACCAGCGCATCAACATTAAGCGGGTCCATCGTGACGCACCCAACTACCTTTGCAAACTGAGTGTGGTCCTGAGCGCCAAGACGATCGATACCTGCATCACTCAACAAAGACAGCCTGAACTTACTCCAATCAGGCTCAGGGCTGGATGGGGCAATGGCAGGAATCAAAGCCTCTTCACCTGGGAAGTAGTACCGCCATTTTTGCCCAGTGCAGTAAGCGTAAATATATCCGTCTGGAGGCTTTTCGGCAGGGTATTGCACCCCATCTTTTACGACTAAGGAGATTTCTAGCATTACGGTATGAGTAGAATTTCAAACAGTTCTAACCTGATATTGTCGGCACTGTTGGTAAGCGTACCGAATACATCAATGACAACATCTTGGGTGGTGTCGATCGTTAGTATTGTCGGAGCGATGTTCGCTGCTCCAGTCGCCGTATAGTTGGGCGATCCAGCAGGCAAATTCAGAATTTGAGCATTTGACGCATTTCGATTAGCGACAAGACGAAAGACATATCCGGTTTGCGAAGTGCTGAAACCCGTCGCAATCACCGACTGCCCGCCGAATCTTACTGTCAAAGTTTTGGTGTTTGCGTTGTTGTTGAAACTTGTACCTACTCGAATCTCGATCGCGCTATTCACCCCCATCGTATTGGCAGGCATCGTGTAGGATGCGCCAGCAATTGGGTCTGAGTGGTCGTACCCGTGATTGTCTGCTGCGTGTGCAGAGAAAATAGTCGCCTTACTGCGTCCGTCCCTCCACCAAGCTGGGAGGTGAGCGCTAGAGTGCCCGACGCATCAGGCAGCGCGATCGTGCGGTTAGCGGTCGGATTCCATTGCAAATCGCCACTGAACCCATTAAAGAAGCGCAACGTTTTGCTGCCAGCACCGATGCCAAGCTGAAAGATATTAGTGATCGCCCCTTGTAAATCTGCCAGCTTGCCCATTAAGACGGCACCACATAATCAATTTCAATCCGTGCGGCTCCAGCCGATGCGCCCCCTGCGGCATAAGTGGCAATCAGGTTCTCAGCGGTAGTGTTTGCCGCTAGACCGGGATAGACCTCATAGATCGTGTTTGCTGCTCCCGTCAACAGAACCTGGGTAGCTCCCATATATTTGCTAGTCGTGCCTGCCACGCCGATCGACAGTGACGGAGTGCCGTTAAACGGAGTGTCGATAATGACCCGCACGGCTTCGACTACCGCATTCGCAGGCAGCGTGAACAGCGTTAGTGGTGAAGCAGTACAAACGCCAGAGAGGTGGTGTCAACTGCAAGTTGATTAGTCGAGCCACCCACCGCTGCTAGTTCTAGCTCCAGCACTCCCGCCCCTGTCCCTGCCTTTTGCCTGAGTACGTGCCCATCCGTGCCTTTGGCGGGCGGCGTGACAATGGTGAGGGCAGCAGTAGCGGCGGCATTGCGTTGCAAGGTGAGCAGCCAATCAGCGCCCGTGTTAGCTGCATCTGAGTTGATCACAATCTGATCACCTGACACGTTCGCCTGACTGACCGTAATGGCAGCATCAGCGCTGTCTGCTGGGTTGCGTACGAGCAGATTGCCGGCTGAGTTCTTGAGGTTCACTCCCCCGATCGCAATCTGCAATCTAGAAAGCGAAGTACCGAGCAAGTCGAGAAACTTTGACATTAGACCTTAGACCTCCAGAAGGACATAACCCGCGCCTTGAGTTGCCCCCGCGCCTGGTGTGATTGTGAGCAGGATCTCAGTAGGGAGAGTGTAAACGTGCCCTGCGTTGGCTTCGTATTCCGCTGCAAACGATGGATCGATTTGGGTGGGTGCAAGCAACCGTGAGGGCTGTACGGCATCCCCAAGCTGGAGCGCTGCCCCGATCCCGTCGAATGGTGTGGTGATGACGATCGTGGCAGTGGCAATCAATCCTGCCTGCGTGGTGATCGCTTTTGGTGTTGCGTCCCCATAAGCAAAGGCAACTTTGAGCAATGAGCTACCTCCTGACGTTGGTGCTGGAGTCAGACCTTGAGTGATAGAGGGGCGGACAATCACATCGCCTTCATAGACATAAACAACCGTCTGACTGGCTAGCTCCAGGATCTTGAGGTCGTAGAGGAAGCGTGAGGCTCTCAATGCTTGGCTACTAGGATGCTGCACAGTCACCAGTCCAGGTGCAAGCGCTAGCAGAAATTCGCTCTCTTTCAGCCCGTCCAGGCTGCGAATCTCAGCTTTAGCGGCATGGGTGGCTTCATCGAGCAGCAGAGGCAAGCCGTCGAGCGATCGCACTGGCAAACCCACGGCATAGTCCTCCCCCTGCTTAAACTCATGGCGGTAATAGGTGCCTACCACTGCACAAACCTCGCATCGATCCGAGTGTCAGAGATGATGACTGCTCTCTGTCCCGCGATCGTCAGATTACGTGCGATCGGTGGTGGCGGTTCCGTGGCTGGCAGCTCACCCTCTAGCGCGATCGTGCCACTGATGATCGCCTCTAGCTCACTAGCAAACTGGGAGCACATAAGCTTCCCAAAGCCGCCCGCTCTCCGTGCCTCTTGCCCCACGAAATGCGTGCCCATCAACTCGCAGATCACGCCCTTTTCCACGACTGAAGCCAGCAGGGGAGAAGATAGAAGAGTAAGGGCAGTTTGTAGACCGTGCCGAGCCGCGCATTCACCCGCGCCTCAACCTGCAAGCCAACCTGCTCCAGCAGGTTATTGTCTACCGTGGTTGGTGCAAACGGCACTTGGGAACCGCCAACAGTGAGCCGTCCTTTGAGCCGATTGGCGATCGCTTCTTTGGTGGTGTAGAGCAAAGTGCCAATTACGCCACCTTACGAGCAGCTAAGCGACGTGGGTCAGCAGCTAGGGGGATCATATTTCCGACCGCTACCGTTCTTTCCTGTCTTGGCGCGTCATTCAGTACGCGAGAATTTTGGTAAAGACCAGGAGCAAAATCTTTCTCAACGGTGGGCACAAAAGCCTGCTCTAGAAACCCTGGACTGCCGAAAAAGTACCAATTTTCTTCGAGATAGTATTTGTCCGTTACATCACCCGCTGAGTTCTCTTCCGAGTATTGCGCGTCAAAGATTTCGACGGACGTGCAACGTGTGCGCTCCCTGATCAGGTCTATGACCTCTTGATCAGAGAGGTACACACTAGCCAGGTCTGTGCTGGCAGTGTTCGATCCCATCTTGGCAAGCTTGGCAGTCTTTGCTTCGTTCGTGTTGGCAATTTGCCTCAGCGAGGTGAAGTGCAGAACCAAGGTCGGCATCCACATTCCAAGATTGTCATAGATGATCCGTGCGTGATCCTCTAGGTTTTTAAGTGGTGTTGCAGTTGCCGCTTGAGACCATCGGGCAGCGCCAGTCAGAGGTGCTGGAAGGTGAGCCGGAACGATGTCGGGATAGCTCAGTGTGAACTTAGCGCCTGTGATTGGATCGGTGAAGGTTGCGACCTGTCCAGTCGCGACTCTCATTGTCAGAACGAGCGCTTTCTCATTGATTGCGGGCACCAAATCAGCCACAGCACCGAAATAATGCTTCTCCAACCCAGCAACTACCTGAGTGCCTAAATAGCCCATTGCTGATGCCATCATCTTCATCTTCTGCATCATCTCGAAGTCACGGGCAAGCCATATGATCTGCTTGCCTAGCTTGCAGTTGCCAAGCAGATCCTCAGTCATCTGCGCTCGTGGGCGGGAGGCTGGGATCTCCTGCTCTTCAGCAACCAGCGATGGCCTACTGTCGGGCGGTGGTTTTTCATCTTGAGATCAGGAGCGAGCGATCGACATAGCTCGTTCTGGGCATGAGCGCATCGATCGGGGCTGTCCCTTCTAGGAGGCGAAAGAAGGTTTGATCAACAATTTTGTCGATCTTGCGCTTTTCTCGGTTCAGGTATTCAACAACGGATGGCATATTTTTGGGTAGGTGAGGGAGTAGTAGAGAAGCTCAGAGTGAAGGGTTGAGAAGATGGAAAGCTCAGACGAGCGTGATCTCAGGCAACTTCGCCTGGAGTTCATCGTTCCAGAAGGGGAGGCGATCGCCGTACACGCTGCATGAGGTGTAGCAAGCCACATCGTTGCTGAACGCAGACAGGTCGATCACACTCAGCACCATGCCCAGAATGTCATCTACTGAGCCAGCGTCAGCAGCTAGCAACGCATCACCCACAGCCACCGCTACCGCTGCATTCGCCGTGAGCATGATTGTCCCCGCACCAATCGCCTCGACAGTACCGACAGTTGTGCCTGCGGTTGAAGTCAACTTGATGACATCCCCAGGCTTGAACAGGTTCGCGTTCCGCACAGTTAGCGTGTCGCTACTGGTAGGGGTGGCAGCTTTTGACTTGTGGTAGCTGGATAGAGGCGACCATACCCATTCGGCAATTTAGTCACCAATGAACCAGGCAGGATAACTTGCTGCCCGTTAGGGTCAAGTGGAACAGTCGTTAAATCAATGGTCTTCATCCGTGGCGATCGCAATCCCTGCTCAGAGAACAGGACATTGAGATCGGTCTTTTCAAAAGACGTAGAGCGGAGAAACATATCAGGCATGGCAGTTACTCAATGAGGGTGAAAAGCGACAGGGCGACGGGTTTAGTAGAGCTTGGGCGGCGTGTACTCAGCGACGAACGCCGCCACCTCTTTGTCTACCTCGTCTGCCGTAGGGGCGGTCAAATCACGCTCGATCGGCATCCCAAACTTGACCGTTGGGGCAAACTTATCAAGTTGCCCCAAGTAGTATTCCAGCCCTGTCAAGTTCTGCTCAAAACTATTCAGCGTTGTCTCTGCTTCTTCCACTTGAGCCGCACTGAACTGAGCGATCGTAGGAGCCGCTTGGGTCGCAAATTTGTCGTCGAAGTCAGCGGGGGTCATCTTGCCAGCAGCAACTAGCGCTGTGCCTTTTGTACGAGCAGCAGTGAAGCGATCGCCCAAAGATTCGCGACGAGAGAACAAGGCAAGCTGGCGATTCTGCGCCGCTAGTTGCTGCTCGGTAGCAGTCTTGCCTTCCTCTAACGTTTTGATTTGTGCTGCCATCTGTTCTAAATTCATGTTCTTTCCAAAGAGGGGGATAGTGGTCAACGGTTCAGGTGTGGGAGCAGGAGCGGACACTTGCAAGCGGTTGCGGAGTTGAGTGATGTATTCCTCCACCGCTTTGGTTCTCAACGCTTCAGGGGTTTCCCCGTTGAGCTGGTCAGGGTTCTCGCTGGCTGTTTCACGGATGTCAAACAGCGTGTCCATAAAGGCATGGAAAAGATCCCAGAGTTGCATCTGAGCGCGCTCGATCGCATCCTCTTGTAACTGGTCGCTTAGCGTCAGGGCATAAGCAAGCATCGCTTTGAAGTGCCCGATCGCTTGCTCTGGTGACGGAGGACTGCCAGTGGAAAACAGCGCCGCCCCTGCAGTGAAGGGATGGAAACAGCGCTGACCTCTACGATTTCATTGTTTGGCGTGATGCCGACTGATAGCTCCTTGAGCCTGCCATCACGGTACTGATCAACGTTTGCCGCACCAGAGATTTGCACCATCCCGAAGATGCCAACTTTGCCAACGAGGTCAGTGAGTCCCGGTAGTGGCAGGTTATCGGCGCTGATCTCCTCAGCCGTCACATCGCCCAGTCAAGAACCCGATCGTGCTGCTCTGCGAGATGTAGTGATCCTGACTGCCAGCGTACAGCTTGACCCGCCGCCCACCTGCCATCCATTTGTTGGTTGCGTCCGCGATCGCCCGAATCTTGGCAGCGTTGTAGGTGGTTGCCTTGCCCTCCATGCTCGTGTGCTTGCCTTCGTAAAACAGCAGGCAGCGCACTTGCTAAGGTATCGCTAGCAGGCGCGTCAGTCGCCAGTAATCCCGCTGTCTGGAAGTGAGCTTTCGGCTGGAGCGGTGCTACATAGTGGAAGGACAGAGGGCATGGGCGCAAATGTCAGGGTTTCATGACATTATGCCCTCTATCAATCGGATGTACTACTGTTCCAATGAAATTGGGCGTGTTAGGTGTTCCAACCTTTGGGCAATGGCTCTAACTTTCGATTGGCTAACTGTCTGTCTGGGTCTGCCGCCCATTCTCCGTGAGTCGGGTTGATGCTGCCAGAAAGTACTGGGCTGAGCGTACTCCTACAACGTCCGTGGAGACTGGGCTTGTTGGCTGCGATCGCTGCTTGGTCTGTCACAGGTATGACAAGCCCGTTACGAGATCGACAGATGGCGGAGTTGTGAAGTACAACACCATGAACGATGAAGCTTTCATCTTCATCAACCTCAATGTCATAAACATCAACTCCGTCTTCAACTTCAAAGATTTCGACGCTGACTACCCGTGTTCCCATAAGGCAAGCGGCAACTGTTTGCACTGGATTTTGTGTTCTTCCACAAGATGACACGTTTTGCAAAGGCTAATCAGGTTGCTCAGGCGATTGGCTTCTTTTGCCGTAGCAAAATTGTGAAACGGCTCAATGTGGTGAACATCAAGCAAGCGTCCAAACGTCTCCTGAGTAATGCCGCAATGCTGGCATTTGTGACCATCGCGCTTTCTGGCTTTGGCTGCGATCGAACGCCATCCCCTAGTGCTGCATCTGCCAGTGCGGTTGTTGATGGCGGTTAGTCCACCTTTCCACATTGGCGATCGTTCACCAGCCGTAGCAATGCCGATTTTTCGCTTTCGCTCTTCGTTATTGGAAATCCAAGCAAGAGCACAGGCATCAGAGCAAGTCATCCTGCGCTTGTAAACTATTTTGGTCTGTCCGTGACTGTTGAGCCGGAAGGCGACACCTTGAAACAAAACACCGCAGTTAAGGCAATGGACAGGCTCAGGTCGATTGCTGGCAATCTTGCACTCCTGAGAGCAGTAGATTGGCTTAGACTTTTGCCTGCCAGCGTAGGTTTCGATCGCAGTGTCACAGCCTTTGCAGTTGATAAATGTTTTGGCTGTATGGACAGCAAGGTAGCAAGTGCGTGAGCAGTAGCAATTCTCCTGAGGAGAGCCATCTCTCTGCTTTTGATTTTGCCGCCTGTACTGCTTGCCGCAGTGAGAGCAAAGCTTGGGCGGATTCTTGAAAGGATACTTACCTTTGTATGCGCCCGCTTTTCTGGCTGTAAAATAACAGGCTTGACTGCAATACCTGTTAGCCTTTCGCGATCGTGGGCTAAAGCTGGTGCCACAAACAAGGCACTGTAAAATTGAATTGGTCATCGTACTGCTTCCTCAGTAGGTTGACTATTGCAGGGGTGCTGATAACACCCCTGTTACAATTTTAACACTTCGTCAATCTGCATACCAGGCTGTAATGCCTGCGCTTCAACCCATTCAGCGTTTGACAAGTACAAATGATCGTCTGTAGAAACAATCTGAGCGCCATTGGATAGAGTGACACGCACCATACGTTTTTTTCTGGCTTTCTGGGTGGCTATCACCTGTCTTGGCTGCCTAGAGCCACCCATCACCATTTCTTTTGCCTGAATATCAACGATCGCCTTTTGGCTACCGTCAGCCATTGTGATCAGGGTTTCAGCAACTAAGCAAGTGCGTTGATCGCTAATCGCCAGAAAACGGAAGTGAGTCACGATCGACGATTGTAGAGCGGTTGTAACACGCGATGTATTATAACTTGTCGTTAATTCCGTCCTGGCGATCGTCTGCGCTCTGACTCTCCCCACATTCAGATCAGCCTGAATCCTGTCTAACAACTCTTTCCGGCTCAACACTTTCCCAGATGCATCAGGTGAGATTGCGCCAATCAGTGACACCTTGAGCTTCGCCAGTTGGTCATCCCCAAAGTTGCCAGCGAGTTGAATCGTGCGCCGTAACACTGCCTGTTCTGCTGCCGTGTTGACGATCGCTCCCGGTTGTAGTTTCAGGAGAGCCGCGATCGCATCCTTCTCCTGAGCCGTGGCAAAAGCTTGAGGGTGAGGAGTGAGGAGTGAGGAGTGATGAGTGATAGCGAACCTTCTGCCTTCTGCCTTCTGCCTTTCACTCTCTGGCACCGCCGCAATCATCTCCCTGATCATGTGAGCGCTGCCAAGTTGCCAGCCGAGCGACCATACCGAGAAGATCGGAGCCTGAAGCGCCACGCCTGCGCTCCATTCGAGCGACTGGATGCCTGCCACATCTCGCGCTGCCAGAACACCCCTGCTCTCTCTAGCAGGCTATTGGTCTGCTCCATCAAGATGCGAGTTGTTGCTCAATGCTGGCGTTCTCGAATGGCATCCAGCGCTTGCTCAATGTCCGCGATCGGGATGAGGGGGCGATCGCTTTCAAAGGGTACTTTCAGGGCTGCCGTAAAGACGCTATCAAACATCTGAGACGCAATGATTGTGTACTAACGTTGTACCACCCATGTCTAGCGCTAAGATGTTTGTACTAATGGAACTGTATTGCGATCGTGCGGGGCTGTGCGATCGCTTTTTATTGCCGCTCCAGCCTCGCCCGCACAAAACAGTCCTTAGCCTCAAGCAGCTTACGCATTCCTGCCGACTTCTCAGCGCTGTCTGGCAAAGCGTCTTCCATGAATTTTTGTAGTTCTGCCACAGGCTTACTAACTTCTTGGAGCGATTCGGGAAGATGTTCGTAAGCAAAAAACTTATCGACGTTAGTAGGCATAGGTTCGCAGGGTAGTACGGTTGCTGCATCTATCATACGCAGCGGTGGGCTATTGCCGCTCGATCGCCTCAGCTTTAGCGATCGCTGCCAGTGCTGTTTGTTGCCAGCTTGCCGCCTCTAGCTTCCATTCCAGGGTCAGATCTAACCAGCGTTGCGCCTCTGCATCCTTCGCTTTGAGCGCTGCCTCTAGCTGTACTAGCTGGAGCCGTAGCTCAGTGTTGCGGTGGAGGAGTTCAGAGTTTTGCTGCCGCATGGTGCGGATGTACTCAGCGAGTGAGCGTAGCACCATTGCCATTCCCCTCCATTTTCCAGTAGTCAACACTGCCGCCGAACAAACGCCCCATTGCTGCGATCGGGGTTTCTGGTGGTTCCATCCCCAGCAGTTCATACCCCCGATCGACCAGTCTTTGATCCGCTGCTGACATGAAGCCCTGCTGCACGGCATTGGTGAGTGCTGCCAGCAGAGCCGATCGCTGCTCTAACGTCTCCTCGCTTTCAGGTTCAGGGAAGCTGCCGAAATCCGTCACGCTGTCGCCTTTGTTCCACGTGATCAACCGTCTGACGGGGTTCTCAAGGATGACTTCTTTGATCTGCCCGACCAGTGAATTGATGATGAGTCCCAGCGTCGATCGATGACCTGTGTTGAGGTTGCTATCGCCCACCCCTGTCGCGGTCAAAATCGACTCAGGGAACAGCAGTCCCATCAGTTGCAACTGTTGGAGCAGGCGACAAAGCTCGATCAGGAAGGTGCCGTTTGTTTGCTGCTGCAAGGCTTCGATCCGGTTGGTGATGTCAGTGCTGATGACCGATCGATTGTCCAGGGATTGCAGTTGCGCCAGCATCGCGGTGGGAGCTTGGATGACGACAGGATTGTTCTCGGCATCCAGCACTGGCGCGCCCGCAGCATCCAGCAAGGGTACGGTGATCTGGCTGTCGGAGTAGCCCACAAGGATCGGGGTTGCTTGTCTCTGAGCTGCGACCAGGATCTCACCAATCACAATCTTCCAGGCTTTCCACGCTGCCATGACGCGCCGTAGTGCTGCCACGCCGAACGGGTCGCGGAAGGTTAGGTGACGTTGGTTCGTCACATGGATGATCCTGCCATCCTCACCGCTGTAGGGGATGCGCTCATCCTTCGTACCGCCTCTCACAACCACGTTCTCGATCGCGCCTAGCTTGCCCTCGAATGAGTAATCAGCAGGGTTGAGAATCTGAATGTCAATCAGTCGATACTCACCCCCTGCCTGATCTACTCCCCACTGAGAAGCGGCGTAGCCGAACGGGAAGACGCTCATCAGTTCTTCTAGCGAGAGGGCGAGAGAGCCGCGCATCCGCTCAAAGTTCATCCGCATGAACTGCTGGATCTCCTCGTCGGGGTGAGTGTATTCACCCAACTGCAAGACCGCTAACTGAGTGATCACCTGGAGGGCAGAGCCGACGATCGGACTCGTCTTTGCCAGGTCGAGGTAGTCAGCGATCGTGTTTGTGTCGTCACTGGCTACCTCTGCCAGCAGATCGGCAATGAGGCTTTTAATCGCTGGCAGTAAGTTATCTGACGGCATTAGGCGGGTTCGTAAGTGGCTTCAAAGATGTCGGGTTTGCAAGGGTAAAGCTCTCCCTTCACACCACAAATAATCCAATCATCGACATCAGCCCTCATAGTGCCTTCAAGGGTCACGATTTCTATAGCAGATGGGTGGTTAACGCCAATGATTGTTTTTACGCCAGCCTCGTTTCTGCCTTCGTAGGCATTCCGAAACCATTCTGGAAGGGACTTCCAATCCGAACCCATCAGACGATGAGCATCTCGACAGCGTATAGCCTCAATCACCACAGGCTTCTTTCTAAACTGACCCATGTTAAGCCTCCTTAGCAGCGGGTTTGGGTTCAGTGCGTTGGTCAACAATGGGCGCGATCGCATCCGTCAAAGCGGCATCGATCGTGTCCTTCAGTTTGGGGTCATCAGTGGGGAATGTGGTTGGCAAGGCAGAACCATCAACCAGCAATGCCAACTCACTGGAGCGGTTCTCAATGGCTACGGGCACATCCATCACGCTAAACGTGGCATAGGGAACACTGCTCTCCCCATACTTTGCGGTTGTCACTTCGCCCTTAATGCCCAGTTCTTTCACCAGCTTCGAGATCTCAGTGGTTGCGTCAGCGAAGGCTTTCTTGCTCTCAGCTTCTGCTTCTGCTGCTGCCTCTTCCTGAGCTTTACGGGTGGCTTTGATCGACTCAAGGCGTTTCTTGATGTTGGCTTCTAGCATGGGGTGGGTGCCTAAAACGGTTGTACTAAGTATGCATCAGAAAATCTTTCGTAGCGTGTTGGGGTTGACAGAAGCGGGGCGGGGTGTGGGTGCTGCCTGCTGCGTCTTGTGGTTGCGGATGAGAGGTGCATGGCTATACCGAATCGAATCCCAGCAGTGGTTCCATTTATCAACGATCGCTGGCAGGATGTCGCCCGCCGCATTGGTTTTGTAGCTGTAGAGCCGTGCTTCCTCGATCGTGCGTTGGCACCGTTGGTGGATAATGATCGCGTCAAAATTGCGAAGGTAGGCGATCCCATCTTCCACGCTGCCCGACCACTTCTCAGCCGCCGTGAGCTTGGGTATGCCGTGGCGCTTGACGTAGCTGATCGTGTCCGGTCGCGAGCAGTCAGCCCGCACAATGTACTGCTCAATGCCAGGGATGTCGCGATGCCAACGAGCGGCTGTTTCATCCAGCTCTAGCCCAATCTCCCAGGACTCATATTCAATCCAGAGGCAGCGATCGTAGATCCAGCTACGAGTAGCAGCAGTTGGGTCAGCCGCAAACCCCCAGTCGCCACCGTGGTAGGGTCCATCCCAACCCTTTCCAGGCTCGAACTCATCAATGCGCCATTTGCCGCCCAGCACCTGCAACTGTGACTTGATGTTGTAGCCACCCATCCAGACGTGGTTGAAGTAGTCCGTATCGCGCTGGCGATCGAGTTCCATCTCTGCCAGCGACTCAGCAGGCACCCTAGGATTGTCGCAGTAGTTAACCGACACAACGATCGCGCCCTTGGGTGGTCCTTCTTCGCTCCGAAAGAATTTATCGACAGCATCGGTTGGCTGCTCTGGATTCCAACTGAACCAGATCTCAGAACCAGGCGCTCGGATGGTAGGACGCAGGAGGGAGAGCGATCGGGAGCTCAGGTTCTGCGCCTCTTCCACCCAGGCGATACCAAAGCCCTCCAATGATTTGATTGAGTCTGCTGTGTGGTCTTGCATCCCCTGGAAGATGATGATGCCACTACCACCCTTGCGCCGAATCTCGGAGGTCAGGATCTCAAACTCACCGCTCACGCCAAGCTGCTGAATCTTTTTCTCAATCAGCGCCTTAGCGGAGAACTTGAGCGACTTCTGAATTTCACGGATGCACACCGATCTCAGGTTACTATCCTCGACCATGCGTTGCACCAGTCGCTCTGCAAAGTGGTGAGACTTCCCGCCCGATCTGCCACCGTGCGCCCCTTTGTAGCGTGAGGGTTGCTGTAATGGCACTGCCCACTCAGGCACGTCGATCGCGGCGGCTAGGGACTGCGATCGTACCTTGACTGGCGGTAGCCATTTATTGAGCTTGCGCTCTTTCCGCTCTAGCCGCTCTAAGCCTTTCATCCACTACCTTTTGTGTCATGGCTATATCTGCCAGCGTGTCAGCAGCACTGGAAATTGCGGCGATCGCATCTGGGTCAGTGCGATTGGCAAGCTGTCCAGCCTCCTTCAAAAAGTTAATGCAACTAGAGAGAGCCGCAGGTAATTCGACCGCCCAGTTCTCATCCTTTGCCTGCCTCAAATCCTGGAAAAAAGCCGCAAAAGACTCGTCTGTGTCAAGCCGCGATCGCCAGTTTTCGATGGTTCTGAGCGACACGCCATACTTTTTTGCAGCCTCCTGATCGCCCATCAGGATGGCATCGACTAACGCTTTGGCGGCTCGGTCTTGGTTGAAGGTTGGCATTTTTCCATCATGCACTCTGAGGGGCGATCGCAGACAGGTGAGAATTACTGTTTCCCAATGCGATGGAGCCAGATGTCTTTAGGGTTTGCTTCCGATTCGGGGCTGCATACCCTGGCAATCAACCCGTTACTGTAGTGCAGACCCTCGCCTGAAACGCTAGTGTCATAGCCGCTCGAATGCCATTCACCCCATGGATCGTTCACAATAAAGCCGCCCCGATCGTAGCCCTTGACGACGATGATATGTCCGAACCGGGTGAAGTACCCATGCAAAACACAGGGCAGACCGTCATCGATCGCGTCTCTGATGTCTGTCAGCGTGCCACTGGTGGTTAAGTGATCCTTAAGCTTGTAGGACTCGACCAGGCATTGCAGCCCATAGGGGTCGTGGCGTGACCAGCCTTGATGAAGGCAGCGATCGTACAGTTGATCCTCTAACTGCGGGAAACTACCATCCCCTCTGATGCCGAAATAGTGCAAGCACATCCCGATCGAGGTCACGTTGCAACTACCACTGGGATTGAGTTGATTATCGCGCTGGCTGAAGTAAGGGAAGTTTTTGAGTACTGGCATGGGTTGACGGTTAAGCGGATTTGTTAGTAGTGCCCAGTTCCTTGCGCTGTTTCTCAAAATAAATGGCGATACCGCCGCTCACAGCCGTAGCAGCCGCATTGGTCAACAGTTTGCGACTGTCACTGTCTCCGCCTAAGAGGCTAGCAATAACAACGATCGCCGAAATACTGCTAAAAATAACTGTAAACATCCGGTTGAGACGCTTCTCGGTTTGCAGCAGCCGCTGTTCCTGATTGTCATCGAGCGCGTTGCGGTGGGCAAGCTGTTCTGCCAGCGAAGCCACTTGTGCTTTTACCTGCTCGTTCTGCTCTACCAGCACCAACACCTGCTCTTGCAGCAAGCCTAGTAGGTCATGCCCTGTGTAGGTGTCAGAGGAGCGATCGCCTTCGGTGTCAGGGTCATTGATAATCAGCGAGACTTTAGCCGAGCCGCTCTTGAACAGCGTTAGCTCTAAGCCTGGGTGGAGGGCGATCGCGCCCTGGATCGGCTCACCATGTACCCAGATACCGTTAGTGCTTACCGTTTTTCGCGACTGCCATCAATCAGCACAATGCCGTCGCCTGTGGACTCGATCGTCGCCTGCACACGGGCAATGCCTTTCGCCCAATCGCCTAGCGTTTTACCGATCGGGTAGGTGCAAGTTTCGGAGCGTCCCAGAGTGATTTGCTGTGGGGGGTCGAGGTTGAGCACCTGCTTCGATCGCTCGATCGCTCCCATAAACTCGCGCAAGGTGGCTGTCAGCATTGAGATTGCCTCGCTTACTGCCTCCATAATACCCACGCTAGTACAGATGGTCAGGCAGAATGAAGGCAGCGTGAGGGTTAACTGTGGACGTACAGCGCTTACTGACGGAGCTTGATCAATTAGCAGAACTCAGGGGGCGCATCCGAGAGTTGGAGGCAAAGATTCACAGGGCTGACGACGCTGAGTGTCGTGCGATCGGGCAAGAGTTGAAGGAGTTAAAGGCAGAGTTAGCCACCTACGCAAAAACCCCGACTGAGCGATCGTAGTATTAGCCGTGTAGACTAGCGTGTTATTATGTAGATTAGTTTATTAAACACAGTGTTTATGGCAACTGCGGCGGCTCAAAGCGCATGGAGACATCGGCAGCGATTAGGGCTTGAGGTTCGGCGCTGTAAATGCGGGAAAAAGTTAAGGGCAGAGTCAGGTGAGATTTGTCAAACTTGCTGGAGGAAAACGCCAGAAGGGAAAGCGTACAACCAGCATCAAGTAGCAACCACGATGGCTAAGTTTGATCAAGTTCAAACGGCTAAAGCGATCGCCTCTAGATTCTCCTCTGAGCTAGGCTTTGTCAATGCAGCAGCGCTTACAGAGTCGGTATCGAAAGGATCGCTTGAAGTTATCCCTGATGTTGGTTTTGTCCACTACCATCATCGTCGTGATGGACAGACAACCATTTATAGTCTTGCTGTCTTGAAAGAATATCAAGGGCAAGGGTGGGGTAGGCTGCTGCTCTATCGCGTGATTTGCAGTTTGGTTGAATACCGCAACCAACACGATCGGCAAGGTAAGCATTTCTCGATCGTGGCAAAATGCCCTGAAAATTTGCCATCAAACGGCTTCTATGAATCTGTTGGGTTTGAGTTAATTGCCACTGAACCAGGCAAGAAAAGAGCGCTGAACGTGTGGCGCTATAACGTTGATCTGCCCCTACTGTTTTTCTGTGGCGGCGGCGGCAAATCAAAACATGATATCAATGCCAAGTCTGAAGGCTGGCGCTTAGGGTTGCGATCGAATGGCAGAAATCTAGCCCATGAACATATGCAAATGATTGACAACGAATGGGGCAAAGCTTACAGGCATGAGCAGCATTTAGAATGCGTGAAGCGCAATAAGCCGCTGGTTGCCACTGTGCGAGACATTGAATCGATCGAGCAGTTACCTGAAGCGCTGAAACACGCCAGAGAGCTTGCTAAATATTGCGGCAGAGTCTTGCTAATCCCAAAGGTGAAAAGCTGGTTGCCAAAAGAATACTGGTTAGCTTATTCAATCCCAACGTCGCACGGTGGCACACTGATTGAACCGGAGTGGTTTGGCGATCGCTTAGTCCATTTGTTAGGCGGTAATGCCAATGCTCAGGCAACTTACGCCAAACTGTTGAACGTAGTCAGTTTGGATCACAATGCAGCAATGGCGATCGCTGATTTTGGTTTATCAATGTACCAGGGAGCTTCCAATCACGGCAGAAAAGAAGCTAATGGGGTTTACGCCGCTATGCAAGTTTCGTTTCAAAAGCAGCGTGAATACTGGCGCGATCAATCAAAGATCTATCAAATCAGCTTTCTTTAACACGATCAGTGTCGGCATTTACACCAGTATCCAACTTAAGTGATCAAGGAACTGAGTGCGGCGATCTCTGACTACGTGAAAGCGCCGACTGAGCGATCGTAGTGGCATCACGGCGGGCAAGCAGGAGTCAGTTGCTTAAGGTAAGGGTTCCTGAAGCCTGAGATCGTTATGACTGTTCGCTTGTTGACTTGTTTTTTGTGTCTTGTGCTGATCCTGGAGCATAAGGGTGTACCAGGGCGGCGTGTTGGGGGTGGCACTCGCGTTGCTGCGGGGAGTGTGCAGTGATGGTGGTCGCTATGGATGAGATCGCGCTCTACTGGCTGGGTATCAATGGCTGTGCTCCGGTGAGGGCGAGGGTGAAGAGGGTGAAACCCGACACGGTGACGGGTTTGAATGGGGTCACGCAAACAGCAACCGGAAAGCCAGGTTAACCACGTTTACCCAGCTTGGCTCTGCGTTTGCGGGGGGAACGCTTGCGGGCTTTTTTACGGGCACTAGCGAGGCTTGCAACCGCTCCACAAAGGCAGGCTGATTGTGGTTGCCTAGCGTTGGATTCTGTTTGTCCCACACCCAGTTCTGGGCGCATGGGCTTCCTTGTGATGCTTAAGGCAGAGCGGGAAGACATCAATCAGGGGACGTTCCTTGCCCGCAATACTCACCCATCTTTTACCGTCCCAAACGGCATAGCGGACATGGTGCACCTGCTTTGCCTTGCCACCGCAGAGCGTACATTTGCCGCCCGTAGCGTCGAAGGTGGCAGTGCGGATCTGATGCCAGTTGGCAGCGTAGCGATGGGGAAACGATTGTTTCATTAGTGGTTGCGTGCGTGCGCCCAAACCGCTTGACAAAGCTTTGTAAGACCAGCGTTCTCTAGGACGGTGCCATCTGGCATCTCCGCTCTGTAGCCGCAGACTTCACCGCCGATTAAAACCTCTTGAAAATCAACGCCCTCAAAAACTGCTCTAGCAGCACCGAGCTTAATCGTGTCTTTTGCGTATGCCATATCATTCTCCTTTTGGTTTTGATGTTTACTTGGCGCGTGTCCAGACTGTTAGACCTTTACTGCGATAGACCGCGATCGCTCGTCTCTGGCACGTTGAAAAAGACGGCTGGTTGAACCGCGTGGGTAGCCCCAGAAAGCTTCCACAAATGCGGTGGGTGATTTGATGCCGTGGTCTAAGGCAAGGTCTACGATCGCGTGCGCTAGTGCTTCGTCCTCTACCCCGTCAATTTGCTCAAATTCGGAGTCTTCTAGATTGTCAGCACTAGCACCAAACTCTTCAAAGTCCTCGTCCCAAGGGTCTTCTGGGTCGTGCTGAGTCGAATCGGTCAAAGCGTCTGTGCTGCCATCGTGCTGCCCTGGTGCCAAGCCGAAACCGCCAGAGAGCGATCGGCTAAACAAATAGAAGCCCATCGGTGCAAGCGTCGTCAGGATGAGGGTTTCGTTGAACTCTTGTCCGCGCAAGCCGTCAAGCTGCTCCTGATAGTCCTTCGCCTTTTTGCCCTTGATTTGGTACTGGATGAGATCCTCGATTGAGTCGTAGGCACCTTTGCGCCCTAGCGCCAGGAAGGAGACGCTATCTAGTACGCCCGTATTCCAGCCCCAATCTTCCACGCGGGAGGTGTGGGAGCTGCCACGGAAGTAGATCTTCTCGCCCGCCCCTTGCAGCAGAATGCGCTTCGTCTGCGGCTGAACTGAACGGCTTTCTCTCTGCCCTTCGTCTCACCCTGAGTCATCATCAGAGCAGGTATCGCGGACGAGGTTGAACTCGTCAATGAAGAGGCTGATGGTTTCGCCCTTCCCGCCTTCTTGCCGTCGCCTGAGTTCGGTCAGCAAGCGATCGAGCAGGTTGAAGAGGTCAGCAACCTTCTCCGGTGAATTGCAGTGGAGATAAGGCACCCCAGCAGACTGGCAAAAAGCCCGCAAGTCTTGTCTCCCTTGCCCGTCGATCACATAGACCGTATGCCCTGCCTGGAGTGTGTGAGCGATGGTTTCGATGAAGAGGGTTGTCTTCCCTGATCTCGTCTTTGATACCAGTGCTATTTGCCCGTCTAGCGCTGCGATTTCTGCCGCTAGGTTGCGGTGTGAGGGGAGTGCGGCAACCAGAGCAGGGGCGTCTTGCGGCTCGATGTTGTACTGAATTTCTTTGGCTGTCAGTCGATCGTACAGAGTCTTTTGCAGAGCGCTGAGGTAGACCGAATCAATATCGTTTTTGAGTCTGCGTGTAGCTTTCAGGGTTCGCACGCTGGGGCCAGAGACAAACTGCACAGCCCACCACCCCGCACCAAACAAAGCTGTCCGTGATGGCTCAGCGCTGCCTACAAAGAGGGAGGCCAGCACGATCGACCAGCCTAAGAAGTTAGCCTGCCAGAGGGCTTTCTCAGCATGGTCGATCGTGGCTTGTTGAGCTTGGTGAGTGGCGGGGTGGAAGTCTTGCATTAGCGTTGGGTGGCAGCTTTCAGGTAGGTGGAGAGTTCCTGGTAATAGGCAAGGCAAACGCCGATTGACAGCCAGAACAATCGGTAGCCAATGAAGAAGCGCGAGGCTGGAATCTTTTGCACGGCATACGCACTCAACAGCACACCCGCGATCAGCATCATGGCGAAGGGGATGATCACTTGAGGGATGAAGGAGACGAGCGATCGCATGACGCTGACGACGAACGCCATACCAAGCGTATAGCTCAAGAGTTGGAGGTTGATCTCAGCGATCGTGGCGGGGATAGCCAATGATTGCAGCCATTCCCACCGCGTCTCTGCCGCTTGATCAATGCGGTTAGTGTCGAGCTTAATCGCTTCCGGCTTCAAGCCAGTGTTGACGACGATATTGGGCACGCCTGGGGCGGCTTGAGTTGGTTGCTTGTCACTCATCATTGCCCTCCTCGGTGGGTTCTAAACTTGCCCACCAATGGCAACCGCCAAACATAACGAGCGTGAAGACGGTCGGGACAAACGCGCCTGTAGCGATGCTGACACCGCAGAAGATTAAGTTGATCCAGCCCAGTCCTTGGAGGGTAGGGCTGTCAATTCTGATGTATAGGGTACGTCGGAGCATGGTTGTTACGGGGGCTAGAATGGCTGAATTGATGTAAAGGCTAAGGAAGAAGACAGGGACGGCAATACAGGTGAAGAGCAAGCCAATGCTGACGCGCTCCCAGGTCTGGCGCGAGATAGTGGGTAAGCTCCGCCCCTCGCTCGTTTGCACGGTGTAGTTAATCGTGCCTTGGTTGATAATCACGGAGCCACCTACACGCTTCGGCATACCTACCCGCAGTCCTTGAAAGCCCAGCAAATTAGGGTTAAACGGCTGATCTACCCGCGCCAACTCGCCGCCGCTGTTATCGTCAACGTGCCAGTCAGAAGCCTGGAGTGGGGAGGCTTTCGGCTCCAATCGTTGCAACTCACCACCATCATCGACTCGCGCCATCCGGTAGGTAGTGTCAACGGGGGTAACTGCTTGAGGTTGAGCAATGACGATCGCGCCAGCGTCAGCATTGTCAGCGCGGTGAGATCTGACCAAACGGGCAAACTCCAAGGCTTTCGGGGTGTTGAGCTTTTGAGCGATCGCCTGAATGCCTGACTGGGTGTAGCAAATGCGCTTTGAGTTGTTCTGGGCTGGGTCGCGATACTCTAGCCAATCTTGCCCCTGCTGGAGATTGGAGCGAAAGCCCTTCATTTTGTCGCCAGAGGTGCCTAAGCCAAGAGCGGCATAGGTTTGAGCGAGAAGCCAGGGGTATCCTTTAGCGGTGAAAGCTTGCTTGAGGGGGTGTTGCGTTGCGTTCATGGTGACAGCGGGGGTAGAGGGTGGAAAGGAGGAGTGCGATCGCCCCTCCGATAGCGAGGAGGATTAGGACTTTCCCAGGTCTTGCAATGCCGCTAAGGACTGCTGCAAAGCATCGGTTTCACTGGTCTGAGCGGTGTCAATCATGTGAGTCTGCTGCTGATAGAGCCGCTTCTCCAGGTGCAACTCAGCCGCCTTCTTAGCAATCTTCTCCTTCGCCTGTCGCGTCTGATTAAGCTTGGCTTCGCGCCGCTGGATGTCTTGCTGCATGGCGCTTGTGACCATATCTGCCGCTTCAAAAATTGATTAGCAAGCGTCAGTGGATCTTCAAGCTGGATTGACTCATCCGATCGCAAGCTGTCGAGCGAAAAGGTTTGCGGTAACTGGGGATTGCCCATCACGATTTGATGGTTGCCTACTTCCACCGTGATCTCAGGGGTTTCAACTGTCGGCTCTAGGTCGAACTCATGCAGCAGGGTTTGCAGATCAACGGGCGACAGACCATCTGTCGTGTCAATCTGCAATTCCTGACAGCGGCGGTAGACGGTGGATTTAGGAAGGCTATGGTCTTTGGCGAATTTGGTGAGTGATGTTTGCATAAAACCTCAAAAGGGTTGATAGAACGGGGCTACAAAATTTGGAACGGGTTGGAACACGATTCTCTCGTTCCACTTTGAGGAAAGTCAGTTTCCATCGCGTTCCAAGGGCGTTCCATTTCTCTATCACCCTTCCAAAGTAAAAGCCGCCCATGTGATTTGAGCGGCTTTAAGGAGCGGAGATTATGGATAACGCAGAAAATACGTCAGTTGTCTGTCCGATCGCTCATCTCCTCCAGCTCACCAAAAAGAGTAGGGGCAGCTTGCCGTTGCACTAAATACCAGTGCGCTACACCCAGCAGCTTTTTCTGAGTCAGGTTTGGATCGCGGTGATGGGCACCTGCCGCAAACCAGCAGTGGACGGTATCAACATGGCAGCCAACAATCTCAGCCAGTTGGTCACGGCTAAGTTCTGGATGGAGCGCGAGAAACTCTTGAGGGGTCATGGCGGCAACGGTGAGGAATTGCTTGAGGCTCCTCCAATGTTGCCTCAAAGAAGTGTGATTCATACTCTCCACTCCCCTGCTTTCAGCCTTGCCATTGTGTAAGCAACGAACTGTTTACCCACGGCGATCGCGCCTTCCATTGATTGGTAGACGTTGGGATAGTCGCCCAATTCCTGTCCGTCAGGATCAAAGGCACCGAAGGCGAAGTAGTTGCCACGTTGGACAGGAATCACCAGCCAGTTGCCATCAGGATGAGGGACTAGCGTGGCGTGGTTGTAGAGGTAAGTCGAACGGCTGTCAAAGAGACTCATGGGTTACGCCTCCACTGCTAGCGCGATCGCACTCTCAACCAGATCCCAATCTGAAGCAGGGTACAGATTCACCTGACAGATGGAACCGTTGATGGCGACAGACTTTTTCGGTGGATTCTCACCGCGTCTGTTGCGGTACATCCTTGCCGCCTGCAACCCTGCCTGCTGCGCCTGGTAAGGGCTGAGTGTTCTGCCGTTGAGCTTGGCAAAGTCAGCGACGCTCAAGGGGTCTGGTTGAACAAGCGGAGGTTTGGGTGGTGCCGACTCCATCGCTTCGGTCAGGTCATTGAAAGTCAGCAGTTGGAGGGTGCGTGAAAGCTGATTGGTGAGAACCGCTTTCAGGCTGGAGCCATCGGGCAAGGCTTCGATCTGGGTGGCAGTCGCGGTTGCCTGGTGGAGGATGTTGAGCGCACGTAGCTTGGGGTTGTGTTCGACGGGTGGCGGGGCGGCGGGTGGTAGCTGCTTACGTGTCTTGGGTTCGGTACGGCTGAGGACACGCAGCGCGGCGGTGAGTGTATCAACGCCTGCTGCCTCTATTTCTGCCCAGCGTCTACTGATGCGAATGTAACGAGCAATGACAGCATTCCCTAACGGCTTGCCTGTGTTGGGGCTGATCAAGTTAGCACGGCAGAAGGCTTCCCACTGTCCATGCTTGTGCTGGTCGCGGAGCTGCGACAGGCGATCGCCAATCTGCTTTGCCAGCTGCAAGCAACGTCGCTTGTAATTCACGGGCGCTTGCTCTAGCTGCCCAAACAAATGGTTGATCTGGTTGATGAGGACGCGATCGGGCGTGTCGGGGGCGGGGCTAGCGTCCGACACAGTGTAGCTGCCTGTACTGCGGATGGAGGGTAAGACTTCGTGAAACACCCAGCGTTGGAAACGTTTGGCAACGGGTTTGCGTGATTTGAAGATGAGGCGGAAGAGTCCAGGCTCGGTCACGGTGAGTACTTCTTGGTTGCCGCCAGGGGTACTGACAATGGCAGTACCCTTCTCGTCATCGTCTAAACCTGAACCAGGGCGATCCGGTCTGCCGTTAACAGCTAGCGATGTATCTAGAGCTAATACTGTACAAACGTCAGTAGCCACCCATTCAGGCTTTTCTAGCGAACCGACGAAGCGAACATTCTGACCTTCAAACGCGAAGACTGATAAATTAGACATGGCTATTCCTTTGAGTAATTGCGGGGAATGGGCAGGCGGGTCGCAACTTTGACCGGGCGCGACTCGCTTCAAACTTTCATTACTTACGCCTCACCTCCTTTGTGAAAGCTTCATGACAAAGCTGGGGGTTTTCTCTGATGACTGGGAACTGTTTAAACAGAACTCACCCGGTCAAACCATGAAACTTTTACGCTGCCTCGCGCTGCCAACTGCCCTAGCTGCAATCTTTCTGCCTTCCCTCAGCGCTTCTGCCCAATTCGCAGAACCTGATCACCCTTGCTATATGCGGACGGCATCGGGGCGCGTGATCAATCTGACAGTGGCAATGTGCGGAGGCACTGCTTCAAACACTGCTGTAGCAGTGCCTGCTAACGCTTTAGCAGCTTCTAAGCAAGAAGAAGAAAGCAGCCCACTGAAGATTACTGGCATCAAAATCAAGCGATCGGCGGCGGCAGGCTTAATTCAAATCACTGGTTACGTTGTGAATCCAACCAATGAAGATCAGAAAGTGAACCGGATTAAGTACAGGCTGATTGACAAGCAAACACAACGGACAGCAGCAATTGATTCTACGTTTGTTGCGAAGACCATTCCACCGGGCGGTAGAGTCGCTTTTGAAACATTCGTAGACAGGAAGGATGTAAACAAGGTGCCTACTAACCGCATGTTGTTTAGCGTGGTCAGCATCAACGAATAACCAGCCGTCAAACTCAACCTTTCACTCAACCCTCGATCGCTCGATCGGGGGTTTCTTTTTGGCTATTTGTCGGCATACTTCCACACCAGCCAAGCACCCACCATCATGATGACGAGGGCATAAGCGACCAGCGCCCAATCAGGGTTAAGGGATTCGATCGAGTCAATGGCAGAGGGGCGATCGTTCACCCTGCCACCTCCAGTTCGTCTGGCTTAAATTCAATGAGATCATTCGGAGTGCATTTCAGCGCGTTGCAAAGCCTATTGAGGGTATCGCCTGAAATCTGCTTTAAGTCGTCTGATTTTTTCAACTTAGAAATTGTGACCCTATGAAGTCCCGAAAGCTCTGAAAGCCTCTGGTTGCTGATATTTTGTTCAGCCATCAGAACGCGCAGTCGCCAACGGATCATCAAGGGAGTCCTTTTAATTGCTACTCCCATAGTTTCCTCCAAGATTTGGTAAAGCGGTAGCCCTCTCGCTACCTATGTAGCCACACTTTACTTTCTACTGTGTAGCCTGTCAAGTAATTATGAAGGTTAAAAAGTTATTTGGTAGCTTGTATTGACTTTTGGTAGCCAGCCAGCTACATTAAGGACATAGGAAAGGCGCTCCACTCCCGCTAAGAAGAAAGCGCCCCTCCCAATAAGTCCCATTACTGGAACCCCTCAATGTTAGCAACACAGATCAGCTTTCCAGCACTCGACGCACCCGCCCTGAAGACTCATGCCCACCGCGTCACCCTGGTCAACCACGCTCAGAACCAGAGTATGCAGCTCGAAGTCTTCACCCTCAGCGATAGCTTTAGCGCCGTGTGGCGTGAGGTCAACTACCAACGCCAACAACTCAATCTCAGAGGCTTCGTCATGGATCATGAAGCCGAGATTGAGTGCCTGACCACACCGTTCTAGACCGCACAGGGGCAGCAATGCCCCGCTCTAATCCCGCCACCGCAGCTTCGATCGGTGCCAGTCCCAAGCCTGGAACCCAAGGGAGAGGGGAGCAAACCCAACCACTACACGGGGACACTGAAATGCAAGACCTTCTCACCGCCGCCGCTACCGCTACAGAAATCGCCGCGATCGCACTTCTCTTCACCAGCTTCGTTTCCGCCTGGACTCGCACCGCACCCACCGCTACTGCTCCTGCCGCTGCCATCCCTACACCAGCCGCCACAGTCGAGCCAGTTGCACCCACTCCTGCCCCAGCCGTTGAGCCAGAGCCAATTGTTGAGTCGACCTTCACCGCTGACGAGCAGATCACCACAACGATCGCACCCGACTATCACGCGATGACGCTGACCGAACTCAAAGCGATCGGGAAGCAACGCAAGATCAAGGGATGGCAGGTCTGGAAGAAACCAGCCACCGCGATCGCCAAACTGGAGGCACTCGCTGCCTAGACTGCTGCTGCCTGCGAACAGCGTTAGCGATCGCACCTCAAAGCAAAAGAGCGCTCCCGACTCCAATCAGAAAGCGCTCTCTCACAACAAAGTCCCATTACTGGAACCCCTCAATGTTAGCAACACAAGTCAACTTTCCCGCGATCGCCCTTGACGCACCCGCTCTGAAAACGTTTAAGCATCGCGTCACCCTGGTCAACCATCAGCTCGATCGCAGCCATCAGATCGAAGTGACTACCTTCTCTGACAGCTTCAATGCCATTCAGCGCGAAGTTGCTTACGTACGATCGAACTGTCCCGCTTTGAAAAGCTACGTCATGGCTGATGTTCCGGTTGAGCTAATCAGCGGTAGTACATTCTGATTCCCTCCTAACGACCACTGCGATCGGGCGCACAGACTACACACCCACCGCTGACACCCTTCCCTGTCAGCTTCCCTACTCCCTCACAGTCATGAGTTTCACAGAAATCATCAATCGCTTAAAAGAACCGTTTCCACCTGAGCTGCACGTAGAGCGCGACCTTCCTGGCGGCGGTAAATGGTTTTACGTCACCTGGCAACGCATCCGTGAACGCCTGGATGATGTTTGCCCTGAGTGGCGCATCGAATACGGCACTCCGTTCTACCTGGACAAATATTGTGTGGTCAGTTGCAAGCTGACGATCGCAGGTATTAGCCGCGAGGCACTGGGCAATGCCGAGATTGAATTGCTCAGCAAATCTGGCAAGGATATGAGCCGAGGGACAGCGATCGAACGTGCCCTAGCCGATGCCTTTAAGAATGCTGCCGAAGCGTTTGGGGTCTGCCGCTACTTGGACGAGCAGAGCAAAGACAAGCGCGAGTTTACCATCCGCTATTTGCAAGCAAAAGGCGATGGGCGAGGCGTCAAGGTTGCTGCTGAAAACGGCTGGCTCCCTGGCAACCTCAATCCTGAAGCCACAGAAGCACGCAAAAGGGCAGAGTTTGCTGCCAAGCATCCACTGCCTAAAAGTGCTGCCAGTGCCAAGCCAATGCCGGCACGCCCAGCGCCCGTTCACGTAGAGCCATTGACCACCAACCGCGATCGCTTCATCCGGCTTCGCACTTTGACGGGTCACGCCTCAGAGCAGGTCAAAACGTTGTGTCAGGAGTTAAACATCCCGCCTGCTGCCAATAGCCTTAATGCCGCTCAATGCTTGCAGTTGCGTGATGCCATGCTCACTGACTGGGCGATGGGTCAACAACGGTTCAAGCATCTCAACCATGCCCAAAACAGTTTCAACAATGTGCTTGTGCAGTTTGAGCAGCCGCCAGATGACGATCAGCTCTGGGTGGTCTGGGAAACGAAGGTACTGGAAAAGCCTGTACTGGAAGAAGTGACAGCCTAAACCCGACACCGTGACGGATCTCAACCGCCATTTTGCGGATACCTGTGTCCTTTTGTACTACTCCAGGGTGTTTTCTTCCTACAATGTCTAGAGCCATGCCACCCGTTGCGGTGGCTTTTGCTGCCCACTGCGGGGCGGCTCTTAGAGAAATCATCATCATGCATGCTTCTACTGCCCCGCTCGTTGAACGGTTTCTTTATCTATGCTCCTTTGATCAGCGCCTCCGATCGTCGATCGCCAGCCTGACCATTGACACGCATTCGGAGGGCATGATCGCCCTCATCCGTGCCATGCCGCGCCAATCCCCCTGGCTTAGCTACTTCATGCCTGAAATCGTCGGTTTTTTGTGTCAGCTTGGGAACTTTCGAGCGATCGTCATCCAGACAGACAACCACTGTTTGCCGTTTGAGATGAGCGATTTGTTAGCCACGTTTCCCCTGGCTGGGCACAAAGAGCTAGCACACGATCGCAGCCATCTACTAGAGGTTAAAGCCATGCGAGGCAGCCAGAATTTTGAAGCCTTGGCAAGTTACGCAACCCGTGACCATCACGTTTTCTTGATCAGCACCGACGGGCGTTATGTGGATGCCAGATTGCAGCGGGGCAGCCCTGCGACTATCACGCCAGAGCAGATGATCGGTCAGCCGATCGCTGACTTTATTGGCAGCGTTGGTGCTGCCTATCTGATGGAGCAGTTGCAAGCAGTCTATGAGCAGGGTGGGGAGCGAGAGCTGGTCTATCCCGTGGTGCATCCAAATGGCGAATCGCGCACTTACCAGGGCACGCTGATTGCCGTGCCTGGTAGTGAGACGTGCATTTTGCTGAGTCAGCGCGTCAAACCGTCTTCTGCCCGTTCCCGTTCGTTAGCTGCTCCCCCGTAAAGGGGTCTAGCTTCCCGCGTAGCGCTTCGCAGATGTCGTTGTAGTCTAGCCGCCTGCTGTCGTTGAACTTGAGAATGCCAGAGTCCAACAACGCAAACATGTGATTGAAGTCAAACTTTGATGCCCAGGTAGCGTTGACGAGATCCGTCAGCTTTGACTCTGGGATGACGATGCCCGACTTTTGGTGGATAAACTTGGCGGCGGCGGCGCGAGACGTAAAGCCAGCTTGATCAATGCAGTGCTGCAAGAAAACGCCAAAACGTTTCTTGCCCTCATCAGACAACCCATCCATAGTGATGCTCCTGTGACTCTTTGATGCGCTCCAGCCCGCAAAGAGTCACCCAAACGAGCCAGAGCACATCTCAGTTTTACCCGATAAAGTCACCGGAAAAGTGACTTTTCATGAATCGTTTGTGAAGAGTCATTAGTCAATCTTGATTTTTGACTTTTACATCGCTACTGTGAGGTCATCAGCAATGAACGAGCTGATCCTAGTTTCAACCAAGCTTTGCGTCCTTCCCGTAGCTCCTGCGGGCTTTTTTAGAGTTCCAGTGTTGAAAAATCAACAGAAAACATGGCAAGCGAAACGACCAAATACCGCAGTCAGGCGATCGCTCTACATAGCGAGGGCTTGAGTTACAGACAGATTGAGGATGCCTTGAGGCGTGAATACGGGCGTTTAGTCGTTGATTACACGACCGTATGGCGCTGGGTCAAAGCCTCGAAGACGACCAAGACAGAAACAAACGCAGCCTGATTTCTCAGGCTTTGCAGCCAACCTAACCGCGTGAGTGAGACGCGATTCGTATGACACAAACAAACATAACCGACGAAGCCTCAACACTGCTTGCTCAGTTTCAGCAATTGGCTGAGCTGGAGACCGATCGCTGCCGTATTTTTCCTAACGGTGATGTGGTCGTTTTGCTATCCGAAGATTTGCAGCTTGTTTATGACGTAGATTGTACGCCTTCATTTTCAGCAGCAGAGCAGGCACTCCTCCAAGCCTCAATACAAGAAGCGATCGCCTCTCATGGCTGGCTCTACCAAGTTGGGAACGCCGTTACTGGGGAGTGTCACGCACAGGTATTAAAGCCAATCGATTACAAGTCATTTTCTGGACAGCACAACGAGCCAGCGATCGCACTCCTCTCCGCTTATCTCTTGGCACTGCAAGCGGAGCAGGCAGCAGCATGAACAACCTCACCTCTCTTACCTGGTGGCAGCAAGCCTGGACTGCCACCCCTAAGCCTGCGCCTCGCCCAACGATCGCCCCCGAACAAATCATCCTCGCTGCGTTCAAGGTCGATCACGTTTTGACGCAGGGGATGCTGCTGGATTTGTGCCGACAGCAGGGCGCAAACATCAACTACCCGACACTCCGATCGCATCTGGCACGACTGCAACAAGAGGGCGCGATTCGCAGCAGCTTCGTGGATCACATCGTTCCTGGTCTGCCAGTGCTGGTCTATCAGCGCTCCTGACCACCCACAGCAAAAGCAGCGCATCAACGGTCTGCCCTGACCTCCGCGCTGCTCCTACTACCCCAACCACGGAGTGCAATGCAAGCAATTACTCTATCAGATTCAACCCGTTTTTGTGCCTTTCCAGAGTGGAACCCTGCGATCGGGCGGTCGATTTGTTGACGGTTCGCACTCGGATTGAGCCGAGTTTGGTGGGGGCATGGCAACCAAAGGCAGCAGGCAAACGTAATTTTAGGAGACAAGATAATGACTGTTTCATTGCTGATTGAAGTCCCAGAAGAGTTGCACGACTCGTTAAAGACGTTCATGGAACATCGTCCCGATTACGACCAGGTTCGGGCGTTCACGGCTGGCTTATCGCTGTTTCTGATGCAGCACCGCACTGAGATGGTCACAACGGTTCACAACGGAAAGCTGCGCGATCGTTCCTCAATGCCGTGTTCGGTCGAAGGGGTGAGGGATGAGCCATTACACATTGAAAGCAGCCAGAGACGAATATCGCGATCGTCGGGTGAAGCTGCGCGATCGCTTTCCTATTCATTAAGCCTGTTCGCCCGCGCCTTGGTGATGGAGCGGAGATCATCAGCACTCAAGCAGCTAGAACGGGCAAGTCGCTCAGCACCTCAGAGCGAGTCAGCTTAAGTTCATCAGCAACAGCATCAATTTTCTCGATCGCAGTCACGGTCAGCATGATTTGGAGCGCTGCTTGCTCTCTCCCCAACTGCCAGCCTTAACGCGGTAATCCTTGACATCAAAGTGAGCATATAAACACCTACACATTATCTTCACCCACAAAGATAACACGCATACTTGCAGATGTGTGTATATGTGTATATAGTAAAGGGAGACAAGCAAAAGCCACCCCGCAGTTTTCTCAGGACGGTTGGGAGTGGCACCTACTGATAGGCAATTTGATTATGACATTGACAGCCATCCAAGAAAGAACGATCGCGCCCCACCTGGAGATTGTGCAAGTCAAGCACGAGCCAGCGCGACGGATCGAAGAAACCTACATCCTGACCGTGAACGACCCTGACAGCATCGCACCGCAAGAGCGGCTCATGGTTCTCGTGCTTGACCACTTTGACGAAGAAGAAATCCTGTTCGATGTCTTGACGAATAACTGCCGGATCGATGTGCTGATGAGCGCTATTCGTCGGTTCATGAAGGGCACCGATCGCGCCCGGCATCGGTCTGTTTTGAAGAGAGCTGGACTGCCCGACGCCTTTCTAAAGTTTGCTCCTAGTCACTGGGGCGGCGCGATCGCCCCTTCTTTATTCCTGAGAGTTATGACGAATCAACTTTTAGACAAAGACTAACAGCAGTTTGTGACGAGATGATCGCTCTTGGCAAGATCGCGATTTCCGTTTGACGAGCTTGAACTGATAGTGCCACTGAAGCTTCTGAACTGACCGCCGATCCGCACATTGCCAGACTCATCATGCACCTTTGCGAAAACGTGGCGGTGCAGAGCAGGCATTACGCAGGTGGGATGAATGAGCCACAAAACTACGCCATGCACAAAATTGACGGCATCGTTTCCCGACTCTTCAGGACAGGAGGCGCGTCATGAAACCTTATTTTGAGCGAGAGCAGCTTATTTGGGGGTCATCGCTGGCACCAACAGAAAAGCTTTTGCTGCTTTGCCTCAATAGTTTCGTTGACGCTAAGGGCGAGTGCTTTCCTGGCAAAGAACGGCTGTCAAACATGTGTGGTGTTGACGTAAGACAATCACGCGCACGGTTCAACGGTTGAACGATATCGGAGTGATATCCAAAACCACTAGACGACTTGGCAGCAGGCAGCAGTCAAACCTTTATCGTGTTCGTTTTTCTGCCATACCGCAAAGCACCAAACCGCTCAGCTTGACGCTGAAGTCAGCAGGACAATTTGCCATCCTCAGGCATTTGTCAGCAGGACAATTTGCCATCCTCAGGCATTTGTCAGCAGGACAATTTGTCCAAGTCAGCAGGACAATTTGTCCAAGTCAGCAGGACAATTTGTCCAAGTCAGCAGACACTGTGCCCCCCGATCTATCATGATCTATCCATTGATCTATCCAGAGAGAAGAGGGTCAGATCGCTCTCCCTCCGCAAACGCTCCGCTTCCCCAATCCGAACCAGTAGCCCCAGCGTTACCCGCTCTGTCCAGCAATCAAACCAGTACTGACGCACCGAGCAGCACTAGCACGGAGACAAAAGGTGCCGCCAATTTTCCGAAAAAAGAAAAACCCGAGTGATCAAATGGGCGATCGCTTCCGTGCTGGGGCTAATCCACATCGCTATCCCGCATTAGTTCAGGCAGGCTTCGGTGCTGTCTGGGGTTGGTCCTGGGTTCCGTGACTTTGACCCTGAGATCGGAGGGCAGCGTGTCGCCACAAGGCTAAGAACAAGCTGCAGACGATTACGTGGACGACAGACCTTCATTGTCAACGCCATCCGAGACGAGACTGGGCAGCGATCGAGATGCTGGTCACGGCTGTCGCTGCCAAGCCAGCACCCTCAGACGCACCCGACTACGAGGTTCTACCGATCGTGCCCATTCCAACCCGATGCAACTAACCCGTCAAACACCATGACTGAAGCAAGCCCAAACTACGAATCAACGCTGACCTGCTTTTCCTGCGTAACCATCTGCACCGTGCAACCTGGATGCTGAGAGCGCTGTGCTAGGCGGCTGTCTCGTTGACCGAACGCGATCGGGCGTATTGCATCCAGCCTGACCCCAGACGCTTTTTACTTGGCTGCCCACCGTGAGCTATGGCGATGCTTCCTGGTCTTGCATGAGGAACAGCAACCGATCGACCTCATGACGGTCTTGACCTGGCTCAAAGATCGCCAGTTGCTAGAGCGCATTGGTGGTCAGTCAAAGCTTTCTGAATTGCGCTACAACACCGTCAGTGCCGTCAACATCGACCAGCACGCCGCACTGATCAACCGCAAATATTTTGACCGTCGCTTGATTGCGATCGGGCACGAAATCACGATCGCTGGCAACGACAGCACGTTGAGCCAGTCAGCCAAGCTGGAGTTGCTTCAGGCGAAAGTTTTTGCGCTTGCCTCGCAGCAGGTCGAGCAACGCGCCGAACACATTGCGGACACATTGCAGAGCGTTTACGCCGAGATTGAGCGCAATCAGCAGACCCAGCAGCCCATTGGCTTGCAGTCTGGCTTCTACGACCTGGACAAAATCACAGGCGGGTTTCAGCGCGCGGATCTCATCATCCTGGCGGCTCGACCGTCAATGGGCAAAACGGCAATCCTGCTCAACATCATGCGGAATGTCGCAGCGGGTGAGCAAAAGCCAGTGCTGTTTTTCAGCTTGGAAACCAGCAAAGAACAAATTGCCTATCGGCTGTTGGCTTCTGAGGTTCGCACTGCCAGCGGTATCCTGCGGGCTGGCAAGTTTGCAGAGGCGCAATGGACACCCATCTGTGGTGCTGTGAGCCAACTGTCGGGCTTGCCCATCTACATCTACGACAAGCCCAAACCCTCGATCGCCGAAATCCAAGCTGTGACACGCATGGTGCAAGCTCAGGCAGGTGAGATCGGCATGGTGACGCTCGACTATCTGCAACGCATGGATATGGGCGAGAACGAAACCCACGGCTTAGGCAAGATTTCCGGTGGTCTGAAGGATCTCGCGCTCGACCTCAAGTGCCCCGTTCTCGCACTCTCGCAGCTTAACCGCAGTGTGGAAGCAAGGCAGGATAAGCGCCCCATGATGAGCGATTTGAGACAGAGCGGCTGTCTAGAGCAAGACGCTGACCTGATCTTGATGCTTTACCGGGACCAGTACTATCACCCCGACACAGTTGACAAAGACATTGCCGAAGTCAACATCAGCAAGCATCGCAACGGCGCAGCAGGCATGATCAAACTTCTGTTTGAGCCTGAATTTACGCAGTTTCGCAACCTCGCAGTGAGAAGGCGGGTAGATGACACATGAGCGCCCTCGCTAAGGATTTGGAGCTGGCTGCCTACAAAGCCTTCCTCGCCCTCGACCCTTCCCGGTTCCCCACCCCACCCTTCCAGCTCACACCCTGGATTCGCGTTAACGATGCCCGCTGGTTCAGCCTCCTCCGCAACGAAGTTAACGCCGCTGCGGACTACCTCGAAGGCAACCGCCTCCAACCCCACCCACGGCAATGCACAGGCGCACTACTTGCCGATCTTCGCCAACTCAAACCTCACCTCTTAAAACCATGACCACCGACCTTTCCCACCGCGCCTTCCGTGCCCACGCTGCCCAGCAGCTAGCCAGCAGCGCCACCCTAAGAAACAGCGTCTTACACCAGTTGTACTCACGCCTGTCTCATCGCACCATGACCACGATCGACGCCGCCACTCTCCGCTTCGCCTACGCCCCTGGCGAGGAGCCTTTTCTCATCGTTGGCTACAGCAACCAGGCAACGATCGCCCTGCCTCAGTACTGGATGGAGTTGAGCGAGTTGTGCTGGGAACCGTCTTTGTCTGTGGCATCAGCCAGTTGCAAATCGTCGGCAGGCGCACAGGCAGCTACTGTCGCTGGGTCAGGACGGCAAATGGATCAGGAGGCACTGCAATGACTCAGCCCGTATGCAACCACCCCTCACCCTGGAGCCAATCATGACCACCGCAACACGTAAAAACACGCCGACCAATGTTAGAGACGGAATGGCAGCCGGAAGAAGGCGATCGGGTCAGTGGCACCACGATCGAGGGCAATCCCGACCAGGGCATCATCACCCAGATGGGAGCCAAGTACGCGATCCTCAACAACACCTCCCGCCGCGCTTTGACGATCGCCAGCCTCACCCTGCTGCAAGCCCAAGCCATCCCCGCCGATCTACTCCACCTCGTAGGACTCGAATGGTCTGAGCAAGTCGATAAGCTGTTCGCCGATCGTGGCATCAGCAACCTCAGCAACTTCATCGGCACTAAGCCAGAGCCGCAGTTCTTTGAGTCCTGGCGTGGTTGGATTGTCAGCTTCCACAAAACTACCGAGGTACACCTCTGCAAGGCAGGTCGCCAGCCGCATTCCTGGTTTCTCGTCCTCGCTAAACACCCACAACTCAGAAGCAACGGCGATATCTCTAAGTTTTGCCGCGAAGCGATCGATGCGGCAGAAGACGCAACCTCACAAGTAGCAGTGGGGATGGGTGGTCAGGAGTCAGCGGTCAGCGGTCAGCCAGGAAAATCGCCTGATGATTTTCCTAATGCGGTCGAAGTAGCTGATTCTGTCAACCAAACCGCGATCGCCCCCCTTACCCCACTCGAAACACTCAGCGCTGCCATTGCTGCCCTTTATGCCGATGCCGAGCAAGCCGAAGCCACCATGCTTAACGCTGGCAAAGCTGCCCTCAGCCTCTACCTGGAGCTAGGCGAAAAGCTGATTGAGGCGAAGGGGCAAGTGGCTCATGGGCAGTGGCTACCCTGGCTAGAAGAGCAGAAAATTCAGGAGCGCAAAGCACAACGGGCGATCGCGCTCTTCAAAGGCAGAGCCGCACTCGAAGCCAAAAACGACACACTGACGGATCTGACCCTGACAGAAGCCCTCGCGATCGTCAGCAACAGAAAGCTCAAAACCGCAACGCCAGAGGAACCCCAAACTGAAAACGCTCCGATCCCCGCAAATTCTCCCCCTCCTGAAGCGACGGCGCCCGATCGGGTAGCAGAAGATGTCGCGCCAGAAACGGAGCCGCTAGAGGGCAAAAATGGGGCGATCGTGATTGATGAGTATGAGTACGTTGAGATGTCGCCCCGCGAGTGCTGGTTTGATCCAGGTGGCGGGGTGGTCGAGGGCAGTGCGATCGCCCAAAACGGTAAAGGCTTCGTGCGGATCAACTGGGGCGAGGGAAGGCAGAGTGATGTGCCAGGTTCTCGGGTGAGTTGGAGCGACCCAGCTATCACCGCAGTCGCTGCTGAGATTGAGACAGGGTTAGCAGCGATCGGGCTTAAAGTTTGCCGCCCCTCTATTACTCCGGAGGAGTTCAACTGCGAGATGTGGGGCGATCGTCCTTTGCTTCCTAACGGGTTAGCTGAGGAACGTCCCACGGGTTCACAGTGGTTGCGGAGGAGGTTGAACGGACAGCACGGATTCAACTGCAAGGGCTGCTCAAGCACATGGAGCCTAGCGCACTGGTGAAGAGTGCGATCGTGCATTCCGGTTTGAGCTTGCCTGATGCTGTGCGAGTGGTGATTCAAGCGGCAAACAAAGAAGAGTTTGAGCAGATTTTGGAAGTGTTAGATGGAGGATTGAAAGCATGAATACAGACGACATTATTCACAAGATTGGTAACAGTACAGAAATCCTAGAATTTGGCACCACTCCCGCCCGCGCTTTTATGCTCATCGGTCATCTCCAACTGGCGCTCAGGCACCCAAGTAACACAGGCGCTAGTGCAGCCTTTGCGCGGCAGATGGCAGATAATCTCACCGATGCTATCTGTCACTACATCCCTGAAGCCAGAGAGTTAATTGAGCAAGGTTGGCACCTGGTTATGATGTCACTCGCGAATACTTTGATCTGGAATTTCTTCGTCCTGAATCTAGTGATTGGGAGGACGATCGTGATGAAGCAATGTAATTGGGTCGCAGTCAAACAAGACCTTAAAACTCTTGTCTGTCAACGATGCGGAAATACTCACATCATGAGTGTTTCCCTGCCAGCTCCAATAAATGAATATCTGGCAATTTTGAGAGCCGCTGAAAAATCATTTACCACATTGCACGAAGACTGTGTTGCAAAGGAGAGCGATCGCACATGACTGAACCACTAGATCTTTTCTCACCGTCAACGACATTGCAAACAAATGGTCGATAGTGCCAAAGAATTTAACGCAGGGCAAATGCAAATGGTTTTCCGCAAGGCTGACGACACACCGATCGCGGCAGTGATTGTTGTCAGAGGCGAGTGGACGCAGCAAGTGTTAGCTGCAATTGAACAACTGGAGCAGGCAGGGGAGAGCGATTGTAATGATTGAAAACTGGAAAGTATTTTTATGGGCAGCAGTGCATAGTCCGCAATTTAAAGATTGCTACATTAGTTCACCGATCGCTTTTCAAGTTTATAAGCGACACCAATCTACTTGGGTGCTTGAAATTTGCTTCCAGTGGCGTGGGTTCTTCCCTTTATCCGTGCCTGTAAGTGTGCTAGATGCCTATCTTAATGCTCTTAAGGAGAGCGATCGTATATGACCATCAATACTGCCAAGTGGGATGACTGCTACGACGACTCTTACGATGACCCTGACGATTTTGATGATGAGTTTGCAGACGAACCTGATTTTGATTGCGGCTTTATCCCTAGCGATGGTTGCTTGTTAGCGGGCACTGAAGACTGTGATTTTGAGTGCCCATATCGGGACGCTTTAGTAAGAAATCCCAACTACCCAAACTGCTCCATTTTCGGTACAGACCTCAGTTCTGAAAACGAGCTACCACCAGACGACGTAGTACAGTTGATTTAACGCAGGCACCTTGACCCATGCCCCGCACCTATGCCGCCGACAAACCCGTCCCCCTCCGATCGCTGCCGCCAGTGGCACCGCTCACCGTTAACCGCAAGCAGGCGATCGCCCGACTGCAAGAAGCACTCGGCAATGAATGGACACCCTGCAACGATCTCAAGACTGGAGCCGCCTTGCTCACTAAAGCGCTCGGTCCCGGCTGGTCGATCGGGGAACTCCGCCAGCTCACCCGCAACGGCACCCTGCGCCAGGGGCAGCATTGGTTCAAACGTGGCGGACGCTATTCGATCGATGTGGTAGCGATCGCAGAGTGGCACTTTAACCAGGAAGGTGAAGCGTGATTGTCGATGAGTATCAATATCTTCAAGCTTGTGTTGATAGTCGCTACTGGATCGCACGCGCCAAGCTAAACGAATACTATGCAGCAAAAATCAAGCGCGCTTGTGAGCAG